TTGGATTATAGAATCCAAAGGCCTATCCTTAAGCAGTTAATGTCAATTGGCATTATCAATGCTTATGATTTAGAGGTTGTGGATCTTTTGAACCACGGCCTCTGGGACGCGACGGCGTTAGACCATGCGACTGTACGTTTTGGTACAGGAACTGGAATGGGAACACCTCCCAGTTTCCCATTGGCATCAATAACTAATGGTTATTTAGTTTATTATGCCTATGACAAGGTATTTGGCAAGATACCAAATCCCTTGTCCCCACACCCTATAGCTCAGGTAGTGGGTGACGATGTTTGCATATTTAATGCAGACGTCGGCGATGCATACGAAAAGTTATGCGAAACGATAGGTCTTAAAATTAATAAGACTAAATCGTTTAGATCGGACTATCTTGCCGAATTTTGCGGAAAGATAATTACGTCCTATTCAGTGGAGGATAAGCATAAACTTATGCCTAACAACTCCTACTCAGGTATCACCCATACTGCCCTTTATTATAAAGAGCAGTCTGATGAATTCTTCCGAAATCTCGGAGATCCCGTGATTTGGAAAGGTTATATGGCTATCAAAAATTGGCCACAACCTATAGGACCTCAACCTCCAGTCGATAAGACTGTAGGTATTAACGAGCTTAGCGCTCGAGAGGCCATCACTCGTACATTGTTCCGTGTACAAGAGATGAAAGGGACAATTCCTGATGTGGTCGAGAATCGACCCTCCATTGAGGATTGGCAGCAGTTAACACGTCGTAAGACGCAGTTACCTGCCGGCCTGAAACCCAGTACCCCTATCCATAAGGATACTGAGCAGAAGTCCAATAGTCTGCCACTATCTCCATTAGAGATAGAAATGGCAAGAAACGCCGTTAACGCCTTGCAAACTGTGCTAGCGCAACACGGAACCTTGGATGAATTCTACAAGGTGGGGGAGCTCGTTGATTTGGTATATCATCAAATCACGAAAGCTGATGAAGATCGATTCAAGAAGAATCAGATCTCCAGCGAACACATTGCACCATCGCGTTCGCGCGGGGAAGCTAATGTTATCGAACGTTTTCAGCAATTCTTGCTTGAAATTCCGTCCGAAGATGGACCTCCATCTAGTGAAAAAGGAGGTATGAGCTTATGAGTAAGCCTCAGTTCCATCTAGCCGCCAATGATCAATTAGACTTTGATCTTGACAACTTGCAAACGGAGACCCTATTGGCTGGGCTCCTTGCAATTGAGAAGGAGCATCCAGGTTTTCTACTCTGGATACTCAGAACTTCGTCTTTAGTGAACGCTGATTTTCAGCTTTCAGCTAAGACATCAAATAGAGCTGCCTCGATGTCGGCCCAGGAGGACCTACGTTCGTGGCTTAACTGGTACCAGTCCGAGATTCTCGGACCTGACATAGTAGAGGAGGATTAGTCATGTCATTACAACAAGACAATCTCAGTACCCAACAGATGGGGACCTGAAGGAAAGATCAGTGTATGAAAACACCAATCAGACCAAATCTCAAAATACTGCTAAGAAAGGCAGTAGGAAGAGAAAATCGCAGAGCATAAATGCATCTGCCCGCACATTCAAATTGGAGAAACAAATCTCTGATATGAAGGCGGCCCAAGAGCGACAGAGGGCTGCAACGCCCACTGTTGGCATCTTTGAGGATG